GTAGCATCTGACATCTTTGTGATTTCAGATAGCTTAGCAACACGTTCTTCATCAATGGCTTTACGCGCCTCTCCGAGTTCACGACCCTTTTTAGAGAGTGAAGCATCTGTCTGATAGCCTTTAAGCAGATCAGCAAATGAGACTTCCATTTCCTCCCCGTCAATTTTGACAGAGACTCTGGCATCTAAGTCCAGATCATCAACAGTAAACACAGTAGCTTCTTGGGTAGGGGCTTCCGCGCCATCCTCATCTTCTGTCTCTTCTGCATCTTCCTCAGACTCTTCATCGCTAACGGCGGCATCTGCTACATCTGGGTCTTCCTCAGCAGTTGCTTCCGGATCCTCGTACTCGATCTCCTCTTCTGGTAGCGGCACATCATCATCCCGAAGAAATTCGGTATTAGACAGTACGGCATCTAGGAGTTCTTGTTCGCTTGGACCAGCAGAACTGGGAACATCATCCATTGCGGGTAGAGATTCATTTTGTTCTGACATGTTATATTATCCTTCTTTTTTAGCCGCAGGCTTAGTTGCCTTTGGTACGGATGTCTCTTGCTTGGAAGTGTATCGATCCAGTAGACCGTGCATAGCTCCAAGTTGATTGCAATTCAGTTTAGCTTTACCTGGAGATCGCATAGAGTCGTACTCTAACAGGTTAATCATATTTTTAATATTAGCTATCAACTGCTCGTAATCGATATTATTCATTGTGTGTTGTCCTCAATGTATGGTACGTTTTTTCCGTATGTTTCAAAGTTAATCAACTTCTGTTTAACATCCCCCAGCGCAAGGGCTGAGTTATATATGAACTCACGTGTCTTAACTTCGTGTGGATCTGTGCCTAACCAGGCAGTGAAATATTGCACCATCAACTCCCCATAGGCTTCATTGAAGAAACCTTCTCGTTGTTGAGAAGAGAATTGCGCACGTACAAGTGCTTCCTTCGCTATCAGATCCGGATGTGTATTTCCTTTCAGCATCTTCTCTGCTGCAACTTTATACTTTTCCATTCTGTTTCCTTATTGGTTATAATTATGTAGATTTCTTTTTACCATTTTTCTTTATCCGCCCAATACGCAGCAGACATCTTACCCTTTGAGATATTCTTCCCATGACGGGCCTTAAAGCTTGCACGTTTGGCTTTCATCTTATCGGACTCACCTGACTTAGGGGCACCAGCTGTTGATGCACCTTGTTCTCCAAAACGAATAGTCTTAATTATCTCACCCTCTTTAGCAACGACAACATGTGACTTGGTTGGGTGTGATGGGGTACGCTTAGGTTTATTGTAACCTGACACCCCAGCATTAGCTAACCTTGAATCTTTTTTCTTTGGCATCCTAATCCCCTATTTACCATTTTCCCTGCTGTTTACCGATCAGATAAAGAACAACTCCCAATCCAAAAATTCCAGCCAGTACTATTACCCCACCAAAGAACCAAGTTATCATCGCTTGCTTTAGCTCTGCGCGGCGATAGGCAGTCTTCTTGCGTTGAGCGCGTACTTTGCGAAGCGTGTCTTTATATTCTTCAAGACCATCCATCCCATAAGTAAACTGAACCAGCATCTCAACTTCCTTCCTCATAGCCTGCATCTTCTTGTGTGCTGAGAACGCATCAATCGCTTGCTGTTCAGCTGAACCAGTTAGAGTCGCAAAGATTCCAGGATTCTTGGCCTTATCTGCTGCGTAGTTCACATCTGACACAGCCCCTGCAAACTTAGAGAGAGCAGAGGATGCATCACGACCTGCAAGCATCAAAGATTTTATATTGCTTACGGCGCTTGCCGCAATCGATATGGCTGTAATCGGATCAATCATGTGAACACCAACCTGCTTGGACAAACGTAACTTGAATGAACTTTGTAAACTTTATCATACCAACTCCCATTCTTTGTCAACCCGCAATCATAGTAGCATAGCTTTGTTAGCTGGTTTGTACCATCAATCCATGCGTGACCCCAACCCACAAATACTAAAACGCATAGCATTACCTAGGGTCTCTACTAGACGCTGACTTCTCCATCATCATCCTGATAGACTTAATGTTCTCGTCTATACGTGCTAATGTAAGGGCCTGAGTTTGCACCACAGTCTCTAAGGTTTGAATACGTACATCATGCCTTACTATTTCTCTTGCATTGTTCTTAATGCTGTTATCTAAAGAAGATACGTACCAAACCAATGATACGGTTTGTATGAAGATAGCTACAACAAAAGTTAGTGGCACTGACTTAGATAGATGCCATTCTTGATCTTGATTCATTTAGTAAACCCCGCTCCAAAGTATAGGCCAACAATTGCTGACACTATATGTGTATCTAACGGAGTAATCACAAATCCCGTAGCTGACCGCCATTGAACTGTTCCATCACCACCAAATAACCAATTAAATAAACCACCGTGAACTTCGGTGTACCCCACTATGACACTAACATCGGGGTACCAGACAGCTACAAGCTTTGGTAATACAATGATTGCAAAGACAGATGACAAGGCAATTATCCTACGTGTCCACGCAAACTGAACATCAGTCTTACCATGCTCCCTAGCTTCCTGTATCCCCCCAATTAGCATCTTCTGCTGTTCGGCTTTGTTCTTAGTGCTTAGTCCCCAGATAGACATAACACCACCTAGGATGGTGGAGAAAAGCATCGTGATTAGTTCTAAAGGTAATCCAAACATTTCCCCACCTCCTTAGTAGTTAGGCTTCACCTGCAATCATAGCCCTTGCAAGAGTTGTTATCTGGTTAAAGTCAGGTCGCATTGGAGGTTCAATACCTTCCTTACGTGCTTTAATATCAATCTCTGCCCACTGTTGGAAATGCTTATCAATAGAGATAGCCAACTGTTTAGTGTTGTCATCTACAGTGTTTTTAGATTGTGCGTTGGTAAATGTAACATTAGCTTCTGCTAGTGATGCATCTGCTTCCGCTTTGCGCTGTAAGAGAGCACCATCTTTCTGTGCCTTTTCGGATTGCTGTTGAACAGTTTTAATAGCTTTCTGTTTAAACTCATCCGTTGTGTAGTCTTCCAAATAATCATTACTATCAATACCCATAGATTCTATAAGTTTTGTAGCTAAGATGGCGGGGGCTGATGGGCGAATTACAACACCTTGACCCTGACTGTTAAGTGCTGGCAGTATCTGACTACCAACCATCTCAAACTTCTTAATCATATTTGAGTTTGAGTTCTCACCGATATCCAGGAACACCTCCACATCCATACGGGATGGAAGGGACATGATATCTATCTCAGCGAACACACCCTGGTAGCTAAACTTAGAGTGAGTTTTTAAACACTTACGCATTGTCTTATACACGCCTGTACACAGACGTTTCATACCTGTCTCTGCAAACCTACGAGCAATATGCTGGATACGTTTCTGAGATGCGGATTGAACTGCAGCTACCTTTTGCTCACTGTTACCAGACACGTACAAGGAATCATTAAGACCTTGAGCAGCCTTAGACATACCTGTAGCCTGTTCCTTAATTGTCTGTAAGTGTGAGAGCAGTGGTACGGTACCTGAGCTAATTGCCTCTGGAGGCATTGAAGCTACAGCACCATTTGGATTACCGTTAGTTGGAATGATTTGTTTTGGCTTCATATTCTGTAGCGCAGAGAAATCAACAACGTTTGGATCAGCAAGTTTTGGTGAGTAGTTTGTAAGATATGTATTCTCAACGAATCCACGAAGGATAGCTGTAGATGCTAGTGTAGATGAACGAGTGAAGTCAGCAATAGACAAACCATAAAATTCATATGGGATATCTATGGGCGATAGACAAGCAACAGGGATCATATCTATGTCCTGTTCATACAAGACTGTATCACCTGCGATAATGAAGTGCTTAAGTTCAGCAACACCATCACCATCACGGTCAACGTTAATCCAACACTCTGTAATGGTAACTTCCCGATTAGCTTCTAATGCTGTAATGTCATCAGTCATACGACCTTGTAGATAACTCTGACCTGTTACTAGCTTACGTGCTGCAATATCTTCTGCATAGCTACCATTGCCATCCCAAGACATATCATCTCCAAGCTCATCCCATTCATCTTCACCAATGTTGTCTGCAACATCAGGCCACATCTTACGGATCTCTGAGCGAGTTAGGATTGTCTGTATGCCTACGAAACTAGCATCGTCGATTGACTTAGCATCACGAGAGATCCTGAAAGATTCTGGTGGGATGTTCTCAATCTTCACACGAGAGTTATCATTCTTACGACGAATACGCACATCAACATAAACCAACTCAGCATCTTGCTGTCCGGTCTCCATGTTTAACTCACCCAATTCATTTTCATAATTAAGATCGCCAATGATCTCAACACCTTCTTCAGCAAGGAGGATATCCAACTGGCCTTGAGAGATCTTCTCGTATTCTTCAAACTCGTAGTCATAACCCTCTACATAGTCCCACCGAATGATACCATTCTTCCACAATAGGGCACTCTTTATCCAGGTTTGGATAATTTCCCACCCATTATTCTGCTTAAAGATAGCATAATTTGTAATCATTGAGGCATCCCTAGCACTCTTAAAAGAGCCTGGAGAGTTGTCATATGGTGTGAATCTAGCTAGTTTTCCGTTATTTAAGAACAGATCAGACAAGATTGCAGTGTATGCTTCTACTGTTTCTGTGGTAGATGTGTCAACAATGCTTGATACACCCTGTGGTGCTAAGTGATCTGCAGCAATACCTGCAAACTCATACGTAGATCGTTGACGTTCCCGTGTCATATCAGAGGAGTTTAACCATTCCCCTGTAGAGTTCTGAATACCAGTCTCAATCAAATTGATTAGACTATCATCAGACACCTTTTCTTTATACTTATTACCAGCCATTACAATGAACCTCTTCCTGTAAGAATCTTCTTTGTGTTAGCTAACTCGGCGTAGTCATAATCCTTACTACCAGCTTTGATAACCACCTTGTCTTTCTTAGGTTTAGGTTTTTTCTTTGGTTCAACTTGTGTTTCATTAAATCGCATAGCTCCCTCCGTGGGTCTAACTAACAAACTTGGGACTATGCCCGATTATTATAATTTACAATAGGGACCCACCTCTTATATGAGAGGGGGCCCCTATTTGACGCCTGCCCAGTGTTCAGCTATAGTTGGTTGATACCCAAACTATACGGTAGCGAATCCCATCTGCAAAACAACGTAACGAGTGAGGTTGTGTAACCTCGTGGCGTAGCACTTTGCGTTAGTGCCAGACGAACTGTACATTATTTTTTTACAGTAGTAGATAAATCCTTCTTATGGAATAGGTGTTTACTACTTGCCGTATGCTTAGATCCAGACATCATATTACCACTCTTATCTATTCAGCTGGTTCTATTTGTGATTTAACCTGGGCAGCACTTGCAACAGCACCAACCCCAGCCGCAACAACATTAGCATTGGTGTATGTAGTCCCTAGGATTGAAGCACTACCAGTAACTCCAGCTGAGACAGCTAAGGGAGCGGCAATGGCTCCGACTGCGAGACCAACAATGATAGGGTCTACAACGGGTTTGGTTTGGGGTGCTACACCACCAGTGATCATAAGGGCTAAAAGTAACCCAATAACAATATTCATTTTATACTCCTCAAAAATTAGTTGGTGGTTTACCTGCCGCGACCACCAGCGCGTTATGAGGACAATGCAGGAATCTCTATTCTCTATAAGGAACTTAGAGAATCTTACGCATAACCATAGTACACCTCAAGGTATTCATCCTCATGGTTAACCAACACCATATCGTGTGGTATCTTACCTTGTATCCAATACTCTAGTACTTTATCGTAAAACTCTTCCTCTAAATCCACTGAGTGTTGTCCTGCTCCCAGTCCGAGATCCTCTCTTTCCATGATACATTCCTTGTGTTCAACTTATCCCAATGTGTACGTAACACCTCAGCACAAATAGCAAGAGCGATAACAGTATCATCACAACAACCAGGGGCTGCTTCTGTCTTACCACTAGCTGTAGAGATGTAGTCCTTGAGTTCTCTTATGACAATAGGTGCGGGTATCATAATATCTTCATTGTCTATTAGGTTCTTTAAGTTCCCAATGATTACAGGTTTAGATGCGGAGGTTGTTCTGAAACCTAACCGTAACCCTTCCTCATTAGATACGTTAGCCATCTTCGTTTGTTTGTACAGATTGAGATAACCCATCTGTTCTAGCTTCTGCAGTGTAGCAATACCCATAGAGTTAGACTCAACTGCCAGGAAAGCATTGTTATAGTATCTACCTAAGT